CTGCTTTAAAAGTACCTCAAGATTTTATTGTTGAAAAAGAACAATCTCCTGAGCGTAAATCTAACCTTTCTCAGCTAGATATTAAATTTTCTAGGGCTGTAGGAAGGCTTCAAAGAGAAGTTGAAATTGGTTTAAATACTTTAGTTAAGAGACATTTAACACTTCGTAACTATCCAAAAGAAATGATACGTGAGGTAGAAGTTACTTTATGTCCTCCTTCTGATTTACAAGAAAAGAGAAGGTTGGAGTTAGATGAACAAAAAACTAGAGTAGTCCAAGCTGTTAAAGGTCTTGAGATGTTCACTGATGAATACATTTATGAAAATTATTTTAACATGAATGAAGATGAAATCAAAGAAATGAAAGATAGTCTAGAACAGCTTGCAAAAGAAGCTCAGGAAGCCGAAATGGCTCAACAGGCACCTATGGAAGGCTCTGAATTAGGAGGAGCAGACATGGGAGAAGGGGATATGGGAGGTCCTGAAGTTTAAATTAGCAATTTTACTACAATTAGGTATAATTTACAACGTATATAAAATAGGAATAGAGACATGCTATTAGAAAATAGAGACAAACATCTTACAAATTTGCACAAAGCTGCAGATTATCTTAGCCGTACATTACGGGAAAACTTTAAAGTATTCACAGTTGAATCATCAGAAAACAAAGTTCAATTTCTTTCTGAGAACAACAACTTGGTTACTTGTAACTATAAAGTTTCAGATACAAAAATTAATCTTTCTAACTTAGAGATTGATACTGTAGATAACTACCTTTCAATCGAGAGAATAGATGGAGTAGTAGTTGAAGGTATCTCTGCATTTGTAAATGATTTACGAGAAAATCGTTTTGATAAGGCTGACACTTCTTTTGGAGATGTTCTTGGTTTGTTTGAAGACCGTAACAATTTAGATACGCTTCGCTACAAGTTTGAGAAACACCAATCCGCATTCAGTAAAAACACCTCTATTGTAGAAACTGCTGAGTTTAAGAAGTTAGATGAAGCTTCCGAAAATTTAAAAGCTTTTATTACAGAAAACCTAGATGAGTTGATGCAAAACAAAGATATTGCCGATAGTATCGGAATAGCTAACGCTATGTCTAATGTTTTAGGCTCTCCTGCTAAACTTTCTGTTGAAGACTTGCAAGAGTCAGCTTCTTTAGAAGTAGATTTGAAAGATGGTAATAATCTTTATGAAATGGTATGTAAGCAAGAGCTTATGAGACAAGAGCTTATCGAATCTAAGGAAAACTTCTCAGGAGCTTGGATGACTAGTGATTCTCTTCAAAAACTATCTTCTTGCATCTTCTCTGACGAAAGTACAATTAACGAAAACATCGCAGCAGTTATTGAAGAAGTTCCTTACTTTAGCTTTGCTACTAAATCTGACCTAAATGAAGTGTTTACTTCTATTTACGAAGTCCATTCAACAGATAATATCCTAAAGAAAGATATAAAAGAATTTGTATCTAAGATTTTCGAAGCCAAAAAGCCAGTAAAAGAAAAGTTGGTTGATTTGCTAAGTGAAAAGTATGGTGTAAACGTTGCAAATCTTAAATTTGTACCTACATTTAGCAACTTAGCTAAAACTCAATCAGTATTCTTTGAAGTTCTTTCCATGTGCATGGAAGAGGGAATCTTGCAAGACGTTACCTCAGACTTTGCTAAAATGCTAAAAGGTAAAGGTGGAGTTGAAGTTCTAGATGTAAACGATTTAATTCAAGAGTTTACTGATACTGAAACTGAGCTAGATGAAAATATGCTAGTTAACTACGTTGACGTACCTCGTTTAACTAAAGACCTTTCTTCAATCATTGATGTTCTTGGAACTCTAACATACACTAAAGTTGATTCTGACGAAGCTGCAGAAGAGGCTGAAGAAGCAGTAGAAGAGCCAGAAATGGAAGCTGAAGAAGCGCCTGCCGAAGAAATGGGTGAGGAAATGCCAGAAGAAGCTCCTGAAGAGGACGCACCTGTAGGTGATGATTCTGATTCAGAAGTAGGAATGGGTGGAGACGCTCAACCTTCTATGGATGGCATTATGTCTGACCTAAACAAAATACTAGGTGCTTTGGGTGGAAAAGACGAAGATGAAGATATGCCAGCAGACCAATACGGAGCTTAATCTAAGACGTATCCCTGCTTTAACCATCTGATTAACAGTTTTTGATGTCTTCCATACATCTGCATGAGGTCATTAACTGTAAATTCTAGAGACCGAACTGAGTCCTCTGTTATAACGGAGGGCTCATCGTTTTTTAAGGAGGTTAACCTGTCTATTAACACTTGGAGTTGTTCTTTATCAGCTTGTGATAATAAGTTAACGTTTGATTCTTTAATTTTTCTTGATTCCATGAAATTCTATTATAAATTCTAGTTGTTTATAAGCGTCTACTCTGAGCTTAGAGTGTTTACCTAGGTAAGGAGCCTTATCTATAAAATCATAAATGTAAACTTTATTTTTATTTTTATGTTTTCTTAATGTACGTCCCAAGGCTTGAATAGTTGATATTTCTGATTTTAACCCTCTAGCATTAATTAAATGAGTTAGTTCAGGAATATCTATACCCGTCTGAAATATAATAGTTCCAATAATGACAGAAGGACCTTTTTTGTCTATAAACTCTTTCAATATCTTATTCCTATGCTCTAGGCTATCTTTACCTTCTAATTGAAATGAGTTAGGTATATTATCTTTAAAATACTTTGCGTGAGAGAGGTTTTTAGTTAGTATTAAGATTTTTGCGTTATCATCCGTAATATTTTTAACAATATTTACAATAATTTCGTTTCTTCCCGTGTTATTAATAATATACTCATCATATATTTCAGGATAACCCATATTCTCTGTAGCTAAAGGGTCTACATCTGGAAGTTCAATTAACTGTATAGAAGGAGTAGTCAGGTAACCTGAATCAGCTAACTCCTTAGCTGTAACTTCCTCTATCTCTCTCCCTAGAAAAGATGTAAGGGTTAGCCTAGAAAACCTATCTTTGGGAGGAGTGGCTGTTAGACCAATTCTGTAAGTAGCTTTAGGAAAAGAACTTAGAACCTTTCTGGCTACTTTACCTTTGGCAAACTCGTGAATCTCGTCAAACATAATAAACTCAGAATACTTCAAATGACTATCAATAACTTTATCAATAGATTGGATAGTCACTAAAGTTAAAGGTTTTATATCTACACCATCTCCGAAAGCAACCCCATGTTCTATTCCACATTTAGTTAAGAACTCAGATGTTTGAGTTAACAGTTGCTTTTTATTAAAAAATAATAATCCTGTCTTCCCTTCCAAGGCTTTTAAAATTGAACCTATAACTATAGTTTTACCAGCCCCTGTAGGAGCTTTTATAATACATGATTTTAGTTCTAAAGCCTTATCTATTAAGACTTTCTGGTAATCTCTAGGTTCATAGCCTGGTAATGAGGTATCTTGTAAATCTAGGTCTTCTCTGGAGTCTATTAATGTATATTCTTCATCAATATAATCTAAATCTTCTAATATGCTATATAACAAGCCGGTTCCGAATTTACCGTTGGAAGGATTGAAAAACTTATTAGTCCCATCCCAATGTCCTCTTTTATAAGCAGGAGTGAATTCATGACCAGGTGCCTTACAACTGTATTTTTTACCTAATGCTTTTAAAAGCTTCTTGTTAGTAGTTTTTAAAACAGAGTAAATATTAGAAATATAAATTTCCATAATTTTTTTAATTTATCTATTATAGATGAAAATACTAAATTATTTTTAAAACTATGAATGAGAACCGCTCAATAATTGATATCGCTCAAGCTGCTCAAAAAGGACAGCAAGACACACCTCCGCAACAATCTGTAATTCAAACGGATAACTCTGAAGTAGAAGCATTACAAGAGCTTCTTAAAAAGGTAGATTCTAAGACAGCGTGGGTAGACGTAGAACTTCCTAGTAGGGGTTTATTGTCTGATGGTGAAAACTGTATAGTTCAAGTTCGTCCTTTTACATTTGAGGATGAGAGAGTTCTAAGAACTGTTAAAAACGTAGGTCAAGCAAATGATACAATTAAAACATTAATCCAAAGAGCTACTAAAGGTATAAACTATGAAAAGTTAACGCTTGCAGATAAGACATTTTTAATATTTAAGTTAAGAGAGATATCCTATGGAAATGACTATGAAATAGATGTAGAGTGTCCTAAATGTAATGCTAAAAACTCCTTAAATGTAGAGTTAAATATGTTACCTGTAGAATATTTAAATGAAGATTCGTTAGAAAAAACTAAAATAACTTTACCTGACTCAGAGGTGGAAGTAGAATTTAGATATCCTATGGCAGATGATGATACTATCCTTTCTGACGTTGATAGTTTAATGGATTCTTTGTGGAAATTTGTAAAATCAGTAGGAGGACATGATTCAAGAATGATTATACAACAATTTATATCTAAAACCACAGGAAAAGATGTCCTTACTTTGCAAAATAAAATATTCGGGACAGACTTTGGATTACAAACTAAGGTAAGCTTTATATGCCAAGCATGTAACGCGGATTCTACGCTAGAACTGCCTTTAAATGAGGCTTTTTTCAACGTGAGCTAGATGAAATCCTAGGTAGTGACCATTATTTGGAACAAGCTTACCTTCTAGTTCACCATTGTGGATTTACATACGAAGACGTCATGGGAATGACGTTCTATGAGAGAATTTCTTTCTCTAAACAGAGAGTTGAGGAATCCCAAAGAGAATCCGAAGAAATAGAAAACATGAGGTCTAAATAATATAGAACCATGACTACATTTAATTCATCATCAGTAACAGCTAGACATAATAGACCAAGCACCACAGGTAGAACCCTGTTAGAATTTCACTATCTTAAGAATGGTGAATACACCGACCCTTATAACGTAAGAAGTGTC